GTCTAACCATCTTAATGAGTCCTCATTAATTGAACAACTTTGTCGAAGAGTTGATGAATTATTTAAGGGAAAAGAACTCACAGCCGAAGATCGGGCTGAAGCTTTTTTGCCAAGTACAAGAGCAAATGAAGCTTTCTCAGGAAAGATGGGGGGTAGTATCGGCCTATTAAAAGAGTCGGGAATTCTTGATGAATTCAGTAGACCAGGCGGATACATGCCCTTGTGGGATGTAAATACATCATCTTCAAGCATCGTCGACTATAACAGTAAAGAACTTACTGAGAAATATAGCTTGCTTTGGAAAAAGGTCGTCAGATTAGCAATGGAGGAGGAACCAGTCATTAGACTAGTTGCTTTACCAGAACCCTTAAAAGTTCGTGTAATCGGAAAAGGACCAGGCCTCACCTATATGAGTGTAAGACCCATATGGAAGAAGATGTATGATACTATCAGTGCACATCCAGCATTTATAATAAATCGAAGCATTTCTGAGAAAGAGATGTTAGATAGATTAGGTAAATTGAAGGATGGTGAGAAGTTTTTGAGTGGTGACTACGCAGACGCTACAAATCGTCTAAGAAGTCTAGTCTCTAATACTATAGCTTATCGAATCGCTCTCAACATGAAGTTGACAGAAGATGAGACGACGCTATTTATAAGAGCACTCACAAAACACAAAGTAGAAGATCCAGAGGATTCTACATCACTGAAAGTACAAGAGAATGGACAGTCTATGGGGAGTATAGTCAGTTTTCCTATTCTGTGTATCGCCAATGCGACGGTCACAGCGTGGGCTTTAGAGCTCACAAGCCTTTGTCCTAAATTACTTAAGGACTTACCTATGCTCATCAATGGTGATGACATAGCGGCTAGAGGAAAAGAAGAACTTTACATGCTTTGGAAGAAAATTGCTACAAGAGCAGGCTTAGAGGAAAGTTTAGGAAAAACTTACTTTAGTAATAAATTTGTTCAGATGAACTCAACAAATTTTACTTACAATGCCGATAATAATCATTTTCTCTATCAGATCGGAAAAGACCAGAACGGTCACTCCGTGATGAAGGAAAGAGCATGTCCATACACACTTGTACGTTACATCAATACAGGACTCATTCAAGGTTTGAAAAGATCTTCAGGAGATCGCTCAAAAGAGAATGACGAGGGAACAAAAGTTTCCAATATTGGTGTACGTGCACGAGAGGTAGTGCGTATGGCCCCGGAGCATTTGCAAGAAACAGTGTTAACATTGTTTATTCAAAAGCACCAAGACATTTTAAAGACCATGAGAGTCAATTGGTTCTTACCAGAATGGATAGGAGGAATAGGATTCCCCAACATTGGCGAGAATAAAATTACTGATTTAGACCTTAGAAAGGCTGCTTATATCCTAAAAAATTGGGATGAAAGAAAGCCGAAGTCATTAGTCAGTACCCGTGCAGGGTGGCAAACATGGAAAATCGCACAAAAGCGCTCACCTAAACCCATGAGTATTGAAAATGAAAATTCAAAACTCGTGGCGGGATATGATCGGTTGATGAAATATCAAACTATGAATACCTTATTCGATAGTGATATAACCGTATCAGATCTCTTAAAAGAAGAGGGGCGCTCAGAGGAATTCAAAAGGCTTCAGTGGAACACGAAGCTTTGGAAAATCTCTGGCGAAGAATTGAACTCAGTTAGACCTTTAAAATTAGAGGATCTTAACTTTGAGAAAAAATTCGACGCTTTGGCGGTGGTAGATTTAGCAGAACCCAACCTAAGAATACCGGAGGTACAACGCAAAGATCTTGCGAAGGAACTCAGGGAAAATAAGAGGGAACTGTTAAAAGGCGCGGGAGGCATCAAGATGTATAACTTCTCCTTCATGAAACTGATTGAAAATCAGAGTCACGAAGTTGATGAAATTACTATGAGCCCCCAAGACCAGGAGGATGAGCTTAAACTCTCAATTCCTGACGAAGACTTCATCCCAGAGCAAGTTAGTATACCAATGATATCATTAGGTAAACCAACTATAACTGTGAAGCCGCGCATACTAAACATTAAACCAGCAAGAGAATTACCATCTATTAAAGGACAAAGGTTGACCCTTCCTAAGGGAGAAACCAAGTCTGAGAGGTATTTTTCTGAAAGATACGATAGTATCTGGAAGGATTAATGTGAGGTGGGACAGGAGGTCCCTTGGTTAAATTTTTAACTTCTTTTCAATCACTCGTAAAACGAATTGCTATTTATTTTGTTCTATATTATCGGATGATAACATACCAATATAATACAGATAAAC